ACACAGGTACAATTATGTACGCAAGTGATACTTATGACTTGTATGTGTTTGACGGAACTAACTGGCAAATCTTTAACAACAGCTAAGAATGAGTGATATTACATTAATTGACGACAGCGAGCAATCTTCGCTTGTTACTAACGGACTTGCTAAGAATGGTGAGTTGTATTTAAAGAAAGCAGGAAGCACCGACGCAGGTTCTATTGTTGTATACGATAGTGGAGTGTGGAAGACTTTCGCTAATGAAGGTGGTGCTTATAGTAATGGTTATAGTTTAAGCTTAGATGGAACTGATGACTATGCTTCGTTTTCAGCTCAAACTTTTGCTGACGGTGCTAGAACTTTCTCTGCATGGTTTAAGCCTTCTTCGATTGTTTCGGGGTATAAAGGTATAATTGGCGGGGATAGTCATTATATAGGGGTTGATCTTAACTCTAAGTATTTCCTTATTTGGGACGGGTCAACTTCTCGCTACAAACTGTACACAGGTACTATAGACACAAGCAGTTGGCTTCACGTAATGGTTGTTGATAACAATTCTGGTTCATCAGGAAACTGTGTAATTTATGTGAATGGAACCAACCTTGGTGTACCTGCTCCTAGTGCCAATACAACAAACCCCGGTTCTCTCACCTTTAGATACATTGGTAGAAAGTCTGCTGATTACTTCCCCGGACTTATCGACGAAGTAGCCATATGGAACTCAGATGAATCTGCTAACATCTCTCAAATAAGAGACACAAGTGGGTCTAACCCTGTTCCGGGCGACTTGTCTTTGATGACTAATCAGCCTCTGCATTGGTGGAGAATGGGAGATAACGACTCTGGATCGACTATTACAGACCAAGGAAGTGCTGGAGTAGACGCTACTCTTCAGAATCAAGCTTCTTTTTCAACCACAGTACCCTCTTAATAATTATGAGCGATAGACAATATGTTATAATAAACGCTGCTGATGTTTCATCCGTCAACTTTGATGAGGTGCTTGAAACTTCAGCGGATACACTAAGATACAATGTAGCAGGGGATCAAACCTTTGTTAAATACGAAGGAGCTAAACCTCGTTGCTTGTACGGTAAAGACACACTGAGTCACTCAGCTATGCTTACTGTATTACAAGGAGAAGCTTGGACTGCACCTATGGAGGAACTATAAGACATGGCTAAATTAGACTTAATTACATCATCCACCCGTCCTGCTTCACCAGCTGCTGGTAAGGCTTACTTTGAGACGGACACTAATAAGATTATTGTTTGGGACGGGTCTGCTTGGGTAGAAATCATCTCTGACGGTACTGCGTAAATACGACGCTTTATTCTAATCATTAACTAACTAAATACTAATAATATGCCAGATACATCATCCATATTCTATCAAATCGGTCAATCGACCAAAAGTGCTATTGCCGTTGAAACAACACGTGCGGAAGCTGCTGAAGCGACGTTACAAACTAACATCAATTCGGAAGCCTCGACCCGTGCAAGTGCTGATACAACATTGCAATCCAACATCGACAGCGAAGCTTCAAGCCGTGCGTCTGCTGACTCTACCTTACAAGGTAACATCGACACAGAAGCAAGCAGCAGAGCATCCGCTGACACAGCTCTTCAATCCGAAATTGACGCTACTCAAAGTGGTGCTGGTCTTGGAGCAGGTGGTTCGTACACAGCTAACGGTTCTACCAACTACATTACTTCTGTAAGTACTTTGGTTGGAGCTGACGAAGCTCTCGACGCACAGATCAAAACTAACGCTGACGCTATCTCTTCTGAAGCAAGTACTCGTGCATCTGCCGACACTACTCTTCAGTCGAACATCGACAGTGAAGCTTCCACAAGAGCCAGTGCTGACACAACTCTCCAAAGCAACATTGATGCTGAAGAGACTGCCCGTCAATCCGCTGACTCCACGCTTCAAACAAACATCAATGACGAGGCTTCTGCACGTTCTTCCGCTGATACGACTTTACAGTCCAATATCGACGCTGAAGAAACTGCTCGTATTGCTGCTGTTAGTGGTGAAGCTACAGCTAGGTCTTCTGCTGATACAACCCTTCAAGCTAACATTGATGCTGAAGCTTCGACTCGTGCATCTGCTGTTTCCAACCTTGATAGCACAAAAGCTAACCTTAGTGGTGCTTCCTTCACAGGAGACGTAAGCGGAACAAACCTTACACTTAGCGGTAACTTAACTGTTAATGGTACAACTACTTCCGTACAAACCACTAACTCAGAGATCAAAGATGCTATCATGCTCATCAATGACGGAGCTGCTAGTTCTACTAACAACTCTAACGACGCTGGTTTTATCATTGAGCGTGGTTCTTCCGACGACGGAAACATTGCTGCTGTATACGACGAAGGTGAAGACAAGTTCGCTTTCTACAAAACATCCGCTACTGCTGCTTCTACTGACATCAGTGGAGACGACAGCGGTGCTACCTTGATCGACGTTAAAGCTAACGACGTTGTTCTTGGAGACGGTAACAATCTTGGTTCATTGGCTGACTTTACAGCTGCAATGGCGTAAGACTTAAACATTAATAAATAGCTAACAATGAGTGCGAAAAAGAAAAAGGATACATTAGTTCCTATTAATTTTCGTCTCACTAGCTCGCAAAAGAGGGAGGTCGCTGGCATCGCATCAGATTTGGGTGTCAGCACCTCGGCTCTTTTACATTCATGGATCACTAGAATCTTGAACAATATGAACGGATTCGGTGACCACGACCAGCTACTGAGAGATAAATAACAACAAACTAACGTATGAAGTCATTCAAAGAACTAGGTAAGATGCATGGACAGACGGCTGATCTGTTATCAGATGCTGTTAAGTTCATGAAGGCCACCGAGGAGTATAACCCTGCATTGATTAACTGTGTGATTAAGTTCCTTAAAGATAATCGTGTTGAGTGTATGTCCGAAGAAGGAACTCCTCTAAATGATTTGAAAATCGAAGCTCTACCTTTTCTAGAAGACCCAGAGGTTCAACGGCAAATTGGCAAGTAACACCTACTCTTTGTTTCAGATTACATACACCAATAAGGAGTCGCTTCTGCTATAAACGGAGGCGACTCTTTTACTTTATATATATATGAAGAATAACAAAGCACCCTTAGAGATACCACCACAGTTAAAGAACTTTAAGAACTTCCTGTACATTATATGGAAGCATCTGAACCTGCCTGACCCTACTCCTTTGCAGTATGACCTAGCTGACTATATGCAGCACGGCCCTAAGCTGTTATCATGGCGTTCCGGGGAGTAGGTAAGAGTTGGATATGCTCTGCCTATGTAGTACATCAGCTGCTGCTCGACCCCTCTCTTAACATCCTTGTGGTATCTGCCAGTAAGAACAGAGCAGACGACTTCTCCACCTTTACCTTGAAAATCATACACGACATACCTATTCTTCAAGGACTTATACCAAACGATAACCAACGGTTCAGTAAGATAGCTTTTGATGTAGGCCCTGCTCCTGCTGCTCACGCTCCCTCTGTTAAATCACTGGGGATATCGTCACAGCTTACCGGGTCTCGTGCTGACATCATCGTAGCAGACGACATAGAAGTACCTAACAACTCAGCAACACAAGGTATGAGAGACAAACTGGATGAGCAAGTAAAGGAGTTTGAAGCTATCATTAAACCGCTCGACTCCTCCCGTATCCTCTTCCTTGGTACTCCTCAGTGTGAAGACTCTATCTATAACAAGCTGCGAGACAGGGGCTACAACGCCCGTATATGGCCTTCTGAGTATCCACAGGTGTCTACCCTTGCCTCACACTACGGAGACGATCTAGCACCCTTTATAGGCGATAACACAACAGAGCAGACAGAAGGTACAACTACAGAACCCTTACGCTTCTCTGACCTTGACCTAGAAGAGAGAAAGATGTCGTACGGCAGGACAGGGTATGCTTTGCAGTTCATGCTTAACCCTAGGCTAAGTGATGCTGACCGCTACCCCTTAAAGATTAACGACCTTATTATCATGGATGTAGACACAGATGTAGCTCCTGAAAAGGTCATGTGGACATCTGATCCTACCTTTGCTGACAGAGACCTGCCTAATGTGGGACTGCGGGCTGACCGCTACCACCGACCCCTTAAAACAATAGGAGAGATGATACCGTACACAGGCTCTGTGTTATCTATTGACCCAAGCGGTAGAGGTAAGGATGAGACGGGGTACGCTGTGGTAAAGATGTTGAACGGTCAGCTGTATGTTCCGGATGCCGGTGGACTGAGAGGTGGATACGATACACAAACCCTACAACAACTTGTCGGCATAGCTAAACATAACAAAGTTAACCAAGTAGTCATAGAGTCTAACTTTGGGGACGGTATGTTTATGGAGCTGATTAAGCCGCTGTTTCGTACTACTTACCCGGTAACAATAGAAGAAGTCAGGCATAACAAACAGAAGGAGCTTAGAATAGTCGATGTGTTGGAACCTGTGCTAAATGCTCACAGGCTGGTGTTTGATCCCTCTGTTATAACGTTAGACTATAAGTCTGCTCAGGCTTACCCTATAGAGATACAGACTAAGTATATGCTGTTCTACCAGCTATCAAGGATAACAAGAGAGAAGAACAGTCTTACTCATGACGACCGGTTAGACGCTCTTTCTATAGCTGTAGCTTATTGGGTACAACAGATGGCAGCAGATGTTAATCAAAACATGATAGACCGTAAGCAGGAGCTATTACAACAAGAGTTAGACAGCTTTACTGATAGCTTTCACAAAAGAAGCTTTAGCGGTAACAAAGCGTTACTGTGGTCGTGATAACATCTGCTTACTACTACTATAACAAATCTTCAATAGCTGCTACTCCTCCTACTGCTGTTATTACTGTTATAACAAAGGTGCTGTGGTAGTTAGTGTAAATACATAAGTATGTTATACTGCTTACTCCTCCTACTGATCTATATCTATAGATACACCTCGCCTTAAACCTTTGTAAGTATTACTTTTGTTAGCAGTAGTAAGAGTTTCAGTAAGAGTAGGTTTTGAAGCGAATCGCTGTAGAAACCTCAATAGAGTAAGTAGGAGCAGTAACAGTTGTTGTTAAAGCTTTACTCCTTGCTGCTGTTGCTTTGGTTATTACAAACAAACAGTTTAACTGAAAACGATAACGAACGTTATAACGACCTCTCACTAAAGCCGTGAGGGGCTATGATAGCAACTTACAACCATTACAGGGAGAGTGTCAATACTAAAGTTGTAAGTCGTTGTTAATGAGGTGTTTAAAATTAGGGTAAAACAGGCTTGTAAAATTTAAAGCAACAGATACACCGTTTCGCATTAACTCCTTATAGTCGATTAATGCTCTTATAAAAGTGTTTACAAGTAATGCATACCTGTGGTAGCGTAGCAACACTATGATGGATAACAACGATCAGACTGATGCTTTACAGTTCGAACTTAATAACCTTGTAGCCAAGTTCCAGCAGGAGTTTGA